GCAATCGCCGTGATTCTCTGTTGTTGAAACCCAAACCAATTCTTTGAAGAATCGGATTGGGCTACAAGGAAGTTTAGAAGGTCGTTACTGTCTTTTACTATCATATCTTTTTACTCTGTTGTGTCTGGAGGGACTTCTTCAATGACCACTACGGGAGCAGTCACGTTGTACTTCTTCAGCAAAGCCAAAGCAATGGCTTCTGCTGTGTCGGGTTTTGCAGTGGCTTTTGCAAGCTCGTCAGCGTCAACCACCATGCCACGGGCAACAAGATCAATGTCGCCGTAGCTGGTCACAATTGCTTCGATTGCGTCAGACAGTTTCATCAGTTGTTCGCCCAGCCGAACTGGTTGCCCCGTGGATGAATAGTGAATGTCGCTTTTGCTTCAGCGCCGGGAGCAGCGTCAATTTGGAATTGACCCACGCGACCGTTAAACGCATAAGCAATGGTGTTTGTGCCTTCCACTGCTGCGATCACAAAAGTGCGGTCAACAACACCAGAGTAAGCATCAGAACGAATTTGCAACAAGGCTGTATCAGAAGGATTCCAAGCAGACGTAATGGTCAAACTTGTAGGAGCCGCTTGCACAGGAATCTTGTCGCTTTGACGGGAGCCAGCAACACCGAAACTTGCGACAGCATCGTCCATACCAAAGGCAGGGATAGCCTCAACAGGCACAGCAATACCAGCAGTGCCTGTGCCGTTAGCCACAGTGCCCACGATGGTGGTTACTTGCAACAACCAAACAGACAGGTTAGCGGTTGTCAATGGAGTTGGAGTTGCAGCCGATTGCATCCAAAGCGATGCGGCAAAACCGGGAAGAACTTTTGCAGGAATAGTCATGATGACTCCTTATAAGTTGTTGGACCAGCCGAACTGGTTGCCACGGGGATGGATGGTAAATGTAGCCTTGGCTTCTGCACCCGGAGCAGCATCCACTTGGAACTGGCCTACACGCCCGTTAAAGGCGTAATAAACGATGTTTGCACCCTCGGTAGCCGAGATGATGAAAGTGCGGTCAATGACGCCAGAATAGGCATCAGCACGCATCAGCAACAAGTTGGTGTCAGCAGGGTTCCATGCAGCAGTGATGGTCATGGAGGTTGGAGCAGCCTGAACAGGGATCTTGTCAGACTGACGCGAACCAGCCACGCTATAGCTTGCCACAGCGTCATCCATGCCAAAAGCAGGGATTGCCTCAACAGGAATTAAGTTGCCACTAACAGCCAATGGAGACACGCTTGCAACCAAGGACAACTGTGCAGTAGTCAAAGGAGCAGGTGTGGCTCCGGGCTGTGCGTACAACGCAGCCGTAAAACCGGGGAGAATTTTGTTTGGTAAAGCCATTTTGAGTATCCTTCAAAAGTTGAACAATTGTCTTGTATTACGCAGGAATGTCAATGGTGCAGTCCAAGAAGATTTGCGCCATCTTTTCCTCATCGTTGTAACTGTTATACAGCCACATAACGTCAGCTTTAGAGATGTAAAAGCCTTCTGCTGGACTGCCCAAGATGCCGCTATACCCGTGCAAGGCTTGCAGAATCTGATTTGAGATTGTAAATCCTTCTTCAATCTGCTGAGTAAAGATAGAGATTTGAAATACAGGACGGTCAATGCCTTTGTTGCTTTGCTGTGTCCCCGTATATACAGGCTGATGCACGTTACGCAGCATCCAAGTAATGAACTTGGGCTGAGTTGCAAAGTTACGGTTAAATGCCGCATACACAGGCACTGGCGTGACAATGTTTGCCAGTTGATACTGGATGGCTCTACCGTAAACAACAGGGTTTAATTGTGCTGCCATTAGACCGCCGTAACTGGGTCAGAACGATAGCACAGGAACATGACCGTCATTCGATCATCCGATTCCCGCGCACTGTCAATACGCCAATCTTGCCCACGATATGTAATTGAATAGAGGTTTTGATTTGCCACTATCAATTTCGTGTTTATTGTGTAATTGACTGTGAAATTAATCATGTCTTGATACAGACGATACTTGTCTGCAATTTTGAGGCTGTTTGCCACTGAAGCCACTCTTGCCCGAGTTGCAAACCACAATGCCTGAACAGTTGCAGACTCACCAAAATCTGACTTGGTAAAAGTCAGGTTGTTGACGTTGATGTTTTCAAATCGTGCGATTGACATTTACATCACCAATGGTTTGTAAGGGCGCAAAAGCGTTGTCACACCAAACGGAATGTCTTTTAGCTTAGTCTCTGTAGCATTTGCACGGTTGTTGTACAGGTGTGTGAGCAACAGCAAACCTGCTTGCTTAATTACAGGGTAAGCCCCCAATGGATTTGCAGTAGTCGTGTATTGCACAATAATCGGCGCAGTAATTACTGTGTTGATGTTTGTTGGCAAGTTGTTGACAATTACTTTGTTACCAGAAGGATCGTAGTAATAGTTTGTGTTTGTGATTGTCTGGAACACTGGAGGAAACGCATCATCCCAATAACCAACAGAGGTAATTGAAAGCCCCGCTATTGATGGGTTGCTGTTTTGACTGACTTCAGGCAAATCAAGACTAATGGGCGATGCAACCAAACTTTCTGAACCGTAATACACGCGATACGTTACAGGAAGAATAGACATCCCCAAGTAGTCTTCAATTGCTTGTCTGGTGGCGATCCCGAGCGCAGAAATGTATGTGTCCTGACTTGTATCGTCAAACAAGTTCAGTTGGTTTCTCATTTCGGCAAGCGTCAACCACAATGTAGAACTATCACGCCCAATCTGTTCAACCTTTGCATAGTTAAACGGATTGCGCGTCTGAGCGCCAAAGGGCGCAGCGTATTGATAGTTATCAACGCTCATGGTTTAAACACCCACAAGTCGAATGCCAGCAAACGGGTCGCGCACGGTACTTACAAGACGCTTCTCCGCATATAGCGTAATGAAGCCGGGGCTTGTTTGCTCCATTGCTTGAATTGTCATTTCTTCAACGTCAGCAATGCTTACAAAACGAGGCCAGTTAGCCAAATAAATGTTGAAGTTACCAGCGCCAGTTGTTTGGATGTTTGGGTTCGCAATGACAGGAAAGCCAAACACATTAACAACAGCACCGCCATCATCATCGCCAGTTTCAGCAAATTGTCTAATTGCCGCGCCACCCGTCCCGAGGTTACGCAGTTCGTGAATTGTTTGTGGGTGCATCATCCATGCAGTACCGGGAAGATTCCAGTATTGAGCAGGGAACAAACGGGTCATGTCAGTAATGTCGGAATACGACACAGCCGCTGCTGCTTGTGTGTAAGTCGCAATTGAGTGAATACCATTGGTGATTGCTGTGCCACTTGTACCAAATGCAGATGAAACAGCACTGGTGTACATATTCAAACCACGCAAACCGTTTGTCGCGCCGTTGATAGTGGTTGTCGAACCAGCTTGGTCATTGTTCAGCACCATTGAAGCGCCTTCGATTTGTGCAAATTCCAGCATCAAATCTTCGACCAGCGTTTCATTTAGGTAGTTCACATCCGACATAACCGCTGAACGCACAGGCAATTGAGCAGAAATAACACGGGTTGGCAGTTGCCAGATAGATGTGTTGATGTTTGGCGAACCGCTGTTAGGCGTGAACGTGTATCCAAACGGGTTTGTGGAGTTTGTCGCATTACCTGTCTTAGCGACAAACTGAACGCTTGAGCCAGATGCAGGGATAACACGCGACATCTCACGAATTGGGTTTGCAAAACGCAATGCAGCAAATGCGTTGTCAAAGAAGGTACGACCACCAACCCCGTCACCAGAGCCTGTGATAGCAGATGCCTCGCGCAAGTCAATTGTGACTTTCTCGCCAGTTTCCAATGTTTGCTTAATTCCAGACAGGATGCGTTCGGTAATGGTCATAACAGTTCCTAAATTATTGGCACAAAAAGGAGGGGCATTTACGCCCCTCCGATTTATCAGGTAGCTGTACCTGTCGAGCGATAGCGAATCAATGCGTTTGGATCTCTAACACTGGTGGCAAGCCTTTTTTCGCCAAAAAATGTTATAAATCCTGGGAGCGTTTGGTCGTATCTCCGCATAACCATGTTCAAACGATCAATGATTGTGTGACCACGGCTCCAATCACCAAAATACATTGGGTACAGGCTAGTTGTGCCAGCAGAACCCGTAGTAGTTTGGCTAGGAGTGTCCAGATACTTGTTCATCACAACGTCAAAGCCAAGCATTTGACCAATGATGCCATCAGGGTTCAACGACTCCATAGAGTTGAAGATTGGGCGACCATTGGTATCTTGCAGACCACGGATTGCTTGAGCCAAGATTGGGCTGACCATAAACTTGGTGTTAGGAGTCCAGTACTGTTGTGGCAAGGCGTAGACAGTGTTAATAACGTCTTTGTATTGGATTGCGTTAGCACCAACAGTGTTGACGTTAGAAGTGATCTGGTCATAAGTAGCCAGCGAGTGCAGACCGCTTGAAGAACCAGTGCCAGAAGTGCCAAAAGCAGCAGCAGAAGTTGTACCGCCAGCATAAGTGGCATTAGAACCAGCATACTGATCCAAACCACGCAGACCGTTAGTACCGCCGTAAGGGTTAGTACCCGATTGAGCAGCTTGGTCATTGTTTTGAATCATCGACAAGGCTTCAGCCTGTGCGAATTCGGCCAGCATGTCATCAACCACGTTGGCTTCCAAACCATCAATGTCGTCCAGCGCAGCAGTACGGATTGGGAACTGCACGTTCAAGTCTTGCAAAACCAATTGCCAGATGCTTGTGTTCTCAGTTGTATCAGAGCCGTTGTTCTGAATCGTATACCCCCATGCAACTCCCGCGTTGCCCGTTTTAATTCTAAATTGGTAAGAAGAACCATCGGTAGCCACAGTGCGCGACAGACCACGCATGGGGTTAGCCAAACGCAGAGCAGCAAACACTGGATCGTAGCCAGTACGACCACCCTTGCCATCACCGCCAGCGGTCAAAGCAGAGGCTTCTTTCAGGTACGCATCCATTTGGGCTTCGTCTGCAAAGATTTGCAGTTCTTT